GGTTTAGGCGGTCAGATGCGTCTGGCCTATTTTGACTGGCTGCTGGCCGGGGAGGCTTTGACGCTGCCGCTCTGGATGCCCGAGCGCGGCGGCAAGTTCGCGACCTGCTTCCAGGCGGTGGACCCGGACCGGCTGTCCAATCCCTGGGGCGAGCCGGACGGGCCGGATCTGCGTCAGGGGGTGCGGTACCGGGGAATCGAGCCGGTGGGTTATGAGATCCGCAAGGGTCATCCGTCGGATGGTTGGCTCGCCGGTGCAGATTCGGGATTCGAATGGGAATATGTACCACGCGAGACGGTCTGGGGCCGTCCGCAGGCGATTCATTTCTTCGCGCCGGAACGCGCTGACCAGTCGCGCGGCAAGCCGCCGCTGGCCGCCGTGGTGCAGCGCTTCAAGATGCTGGACCGGTTCCAGGATGCGGAGCTGGGCGCGGCGCTGCTCAGCGCGGTGTTCTGCGCGGCGATCGAAAGCCCGATGGATACCGAGTTCCTGGAGCAGGCGCTGGATGGTGGGGGCGACCATCTGTCGAAATATCAGGATCTGCGCTCCGGTTTTCACCAGGACCGCCGGATCACACTGGGCGGCACGTCGATCCCGCACCTGTTTCCCGGCGAGAAGCTGACCTTCCCGTCGGCGCAGCGTCCGGCGGGGAATTTCCCGGCCTTCGAATCTTCGGTGCTGCGCCATATCGCGGCGGGCACCGGCCAAAGTTTCGAGCAGGTAGCGGCAAATTACAGCCAGACCAATTATTCCAGCGCCCGCGCTGCGCTGCTGGATGCCTGGAAGTCTCTGTCCACCAGCCGGTCCCTGTTCGTCGAGGGCTGGTGCCGGCCGGTCTATCTGTGCTGGCTGGAGGAGGCAATCGACAGGGGCTATGTGCGGCTGCCGAAGGGCGCGCCGGATTTCTATGAAGCGCCGGCGGCCTATACCGCAGCGCGCTGGCTCGGCCCCGGCCGCGGCTGGATCGACCCGACCAAGGAAGCGCAGGGCGCGCTGATGCGCATGGATGCCGGCGTTTCGACGCTGGAGCATGAGTGCTCCGAGCATGGCCTCGACTGGGAGGAAGTCCTGGAACAGCAGGCAATCGAGATCGAGAAGCGCCGCGAGCTGGGGCTGACGGCAACCACCTGGGCGGTCATCACCGAGAAGGATCTGGACGAGCCGGAAGGCGGCCAGCGCAGTTATCGCCGCGGCACCAGCCCCGCTCGGCCCCAGGGCCGCTCGCGGATCCCGAACGCAGGAGGAACGGCATGACGCGTTTCGCACATCTGGCGCAGCGGCTCTTCAACCGGCCGCTGGCGATCCATCCGGACAAGGCGGAAATGCTGGTCGCTGCCCTGGCGGACCGCCTCGGCATTGCGCACCTGCGAATCGTGACAGAGGCGGGGGAACGGGTCCTGCAGGCGGCGGAACTGTCCGCGATGCAGGCCGGCAGCCTCTCGGAGCCGGCCCGCGAGCGCAAGTTCTACGATCTGGTCGATGGCGTCGCCCTGATCCCGGTCGAGGGCACGCTGGTGCACAAGCTGGGATCCCTCAACCCCTGGTCCGGCATGACCGGCTATGACGGTACGCGGACCAAGATCGTGGCGGCGCTGGCGGATCCGGATGTGCGGGGCATCCTCTTCGACGTCGAGTCCTATGGCGGCGAGGTGTCCGGCTGTTTTGATCTGGTTGATACGATCCATGCCGCACGCGGCGTGAAGCCGATCCGCGCGATCCTGACGGAGACGGCCTGCAGCGCCGCCTATGCGATCGCCAGCGCCGCTGACGAGATCAGCATGCCGCGCACTGGCTCGGCAGGGTCGATCGGCGTGATCTGCATGCATGTCGACTGGTCCCGCGCGATGGACAAGGACGGCGTCACTGTGACGCTGGTGCATGCCGGCGCGCATAAGGCTGACGGCAATCCCTATCAGCCGCTGCCCGACGAGGTGCGCAAGCGCTGGCAGGCGGAGATCGATGCTGTCGGCGATTTGTTCGCCGGCACGGTGGCGCGCAATCGCGGCCTGAAGAAATCTGCGGTCCTGGCGACCGAGGCGCTGACCTACCCAGGCGAGAGCGCCCTGGCGGTGGGGCTGGTCGATCGCATCGAAAGCCCGGACGCCGCCTTCGGGCGCTTCCTGGAAGAGCTGGCCTCGCCTGCGGCGGCGCCGGCTTCCTGATCCTTTTCATCACCCGCCCGGCAGGACCGGGCCCTACAGAGGAGACCGACCATGTCGTTGCTCGGTAATTTCGCGCATCTGCTTCCCGGCACGTCCCGGGCCAACCAGTCCCCGAAGTCCCGCGCCCCCAGCTCTCGCGCCGAGGAGCCGGCGGAGGATGAGGACCGGGAGGAGATGGAGGACGAGGAGGAGCAGAAAGAGTCCGCCGAATCCGGCGAAGACGAGGACCAGGCCGAGGATAACGGCGAGGAAGAGGAAGCCGAGGGCGACGAGGAAGAACCCCAGGCGGCCAGCCCTTCGGGTGGTCAGCGCACAGCGGCGGAGAAAGCCGCCCTGCGGCAGGGCCGCCGCGCCGAGCGGGCGCGCTGGTCCGGCGTGCTGTCCAACAAGGCTGCCGGCTATGGCCGGCTGGCCTCCGCCCTGACGCTGCTGTCGACGACGGAAATGTCGGAGACCCAGATCGTCGCCGCCCTGAAGAGCATGCCGAAGCAGGCCGGCGGCAGCCGCCTGGACGCGGCTATGGGTGGTGTTCGCCAGCCGGATATCGGCGCCGGCGGCGGGGAGAGGCCGATCAATGCCGACCGTGCGGCCCTGTCGGCCAGCGTCAAGGCGCAGGTGGACCGGATGACCGGCGCCGCCGGCACGTCCAGGGGCAGGTAACAGCCCAGCTAATCAGTCGGGGCAGGTGCCCCTTCACCGTCCCGGCCGGTAAGGGACGGGCCTCACCAGAAAGGATGTCCTCATGGCACTCCCTTATTACAGCAATGCGGAGGCCCGGCCGCTCACCCGGGTCCTGAAGTGGGAAGTCGATCCGATCATTTCCCGCGAGACCGGCACGCTGCTGGCCGGCGACAGCGCCGATCGCACCGTCGATATCGGCACGGTGCTCGGCAAGCGGCTGTTCGACGATCCGGTGATCACGCCGGATGGCGGCAATACCGGCGACGGCGCGCTGGGCACGCTGACGCTCGGAGCGGCGGCGAAGGCCGGCACCTATGTCGTCACTTGCATCGCCGAGGCGGCCAATGCCGGCACCTTCCAGGTGGTCGATCCGGACGGCTTCCGCCTGCCGGATGCCACCGTGGCGGTCGCCTACAGCAATCCGCAGATCGGCTTCACCATCTCCGACGGAGCAAATGACTGGGATATTGGCGATGTCATCGAGGTCGAGGTGCCCGAAGGCGATGGCAAGCTGGTGACCATCGATTTTACCGCGACCGATGGCAGCCAGCGCGCCCATGCGGTGGCGGCAACCCGTGTGACGGCCCCGGACGGTGTCGACGCCGGGATCCTCACCATCCGCCGGCAGGCCGTCCTGGCCCGCCAGTCGCTGATCTGGCCGGAGGGGGCGACTGACGGCCAGAAGGAAGCCGCCCTGGCCGAGCTGGCGGCGTCCACCATCATCACCCTGACGGAGGCTTAATCCATGGCCGCGATCGATCTCAACACGGGGCAGCAGATCAACTTCCCCTATACCGCCGTCGACCTGACGTCGGAAATCAACGTCATCCCCAACATGTATGGCCGGCTGAACGAGATGAATCTCATGCCGGGCGAGGGGGTGAGCACCACGCTGGTCGAGGTGAGCTTCGAACAGGGTGTGCTGACCATCCTGCCGACGCGGGAACGTGGTGCGGAGCCGACCGTCGGCCGCACCAATGAGGCCACCTCGATCTTCCTGAAGGTGCCGCACATCCCGCATATGGACACCATCAAGCCCGAGGACATGCAGGATAAGTTCGCCTTCGGCAGCGGCCGGCAGCGCAAGATGGGCGTGGCTGATGCCGTGGCGAAGAAGCTTCTGCATATCCGCAACAAGCACGCGATCACGCTGGAATTCATGCGTATGGGCGCGCTGAAGGGCAAGATCATCGACGGCGCCAATACCGAACTGTACGACCTGTTCGATGTCTTCGGCATCGAGGAGAAGGTTGTCGATTTCGCGCTCGACAATGATGCAACCGATGTGCGCGCCAAGTGCTATGAGGTGGTGCGCCACATCGAGGACAATCTGACCGGCGAGGTAATGACCGGCGTGCGTTCGGTGGTGAAGGGCGAT